GCATGTTGACCCGTCAGGAGTCTGAGCGGCTGGCAGGGATGGGTGTGACGGCTGAGGCGGCACAGCGTGGCTTTGCTGCGCTCGGCCAGGCCCAGGAGTTGTTCAATCCGCTGAGTACGTCGGAAGAAGAAATCAGCCAGGATGTCCAGTTGGGTGCGGTGTTTGGCCAGAATGCCGAGGCCCAACGGCAGGTTGAGCAGCGGCGCCAGCAGCGGCAGGCAGAGTTCGCTGGTGGCGGGCAGTACGCCATGACCCGTGAGGGAATGGTCGGACTTACCGGCGAGTAACTTGTGAATAGTTGCAGATGCACCATTTGTCTGTCATACTTCCCATTGAGCGTGTGCTAATCGTGTGTGCTTCGCAAGAGGCCGCGGTGGGCCGTTCGACAATTCGATAGGTCATAGACCCCGCCGTCCCCATACCTCCGTGGGGATGAGTACGGAAAAGGAGCGAAACCGAATGTCAGATTTCACCGACACGGATGCAATCGAAGTCGAATCTGAAGCCCGCGGACTGCGGAAGCAGTTGGAGCAGGAACTTCAGGCTAGGAAGGAAGCGGAGTCTCGGGCCACGAAGGTGGAGCGAGAGTTGGCTTTCGCTAAGGCCGGAATTGATCTTGGCGATCCTCGCATGTCGTATTTCGTAAAGGGATACGAGGGGGATTCGGACCCGGAGAAGATTCGTCAGGCTGCGCTGGAGGCAGGTTTCCTGTCTACTCCTACGCCGGATGTCCCTTCCGATGAACTTGCCCAGCATGAGAAGGCTGCGAGCCTTTCCGCTGGGACGCAGACGATTGACTTCGATGTGGATGCCGAGTACGTCCAGGCTCTTGCTCAGGCCCGCACGAAGGATGATGTGCTTGCCCTGATGGACAAGTTTGGGAGTCCTCGCACCAGTTTCATCTAGGTCGGTATCCGGCTCTCAATGCTTCTAGGAGGAAGCCATGCCTGATGCCCTTACTAAGACCGGATCGGTTGCGTGGGACCAGACCGCGTACAACCGGCTCGCTTACTTTGACCTGCGGCCCGAACTTTACATGGACGGGTTCGCGGATGTTCAGCCGACTGCTCAGGCGATGCCTGGTGCTGCGGTCGTGTTCAACATCACCAGCGACATGGCTGTCGCTTCGACTGCGATCAACGAGTCCACCGATGTGGATGCGGTTGCGCTGTCGGACAGCGAGGTTACGCTGACCCTCGCTGAGTACGGCAACGTCGTGAAGTCCACGAAGAAGTTGCGGTCCACTTCGTACCTGCCCGTTGATGAGGTTCTTATCAACGTCATTTCGTACAACGCTGGTGTGTCGATCGACACGATCTGCCGCGATGTGCTGAAGGCCGGTAGCAACGTTTCGTACGTTGGTGGCAAGTCGGCCCGTAACACCATCACGCCGGATGACCACTTCGGTACGGCTACTGCCCGTACTGGTGCTCAGGCTGTCCGTCGGGCGGTGGCTCAGTTGCGTTCCGCGAACGTGGCTACCATCGGTGGTTCGTACGCTGGGGTGATCCACCCCGACGTTTCGTACGACTTCCGTGGCGCTACGGGCGGTGCGAACTGGCGTGACCCGCACACCTACTCTGACCCGAGCAACATCTACAACGGTGAGATCGGTCAGTTTGAGGGTGTCCGGTTCATTGAGTCGCCGCGGTCCCCGGTGTTCGCTGACGCTGGTTCTTCCACGACGCTTACCGATGTGTACGGTACGCTGATCCTGGGGAAGCAGGCGCTGGCGAAGGCGTGGAGCATTCAGGATGGCGGTTCGCCGCTTCCGTCGGTGTTCCCGACCCCGATTGTGGACAACCTTCGGCGGTTCCTCGGTGCGGCCTGGTACTGGATGGGTGCTTACGGCATCTTCCGTGAGGTTGCGCTCCGTCGGATTGAGTCGTCCTCGTCCATCGGTTCCAACTGATCCGAGTGACTGTGAGGGGGGAGGCGTCGGTGATCCCGGCTGCCTCCCCCCTTCGTCGCTTTGTGGGGTGTTGAATGCCTACGTTCATGCCGCCGACGGAACCGTATTCGCAGATCGATTTGTACGGTCCTCGGCTGCCTAATCGTCTGATGCGTTATTACGGTACGTTGGACCGTGGGCGTAATGTGTTCTATCTGTCTAATGGTGTAGTGACCGAGACTGATCCTGATTCGGTGTCGGTGTTTTGGGAGCAGTCGGACGGGTCGCCTTATGTTCTTCGTGTTTGGTATGGAGGGCATCATGGCGGCAAAGTGTCTGCTGCGGAACAAACGGCCCTAGAAGCCGCTGGGTACACCGTCGAAACCCGGTATTTGTCTTTGGCGGGTGTTGAGAATTGTTTTGCGTATACGCCAAATAGCGCAAAAGTGCAAGTTGATGGCGTTTTAGATGTTCGTGCTCATGTTGCTTTGGACGAATGGATACGACCTTTCGATTCATCTTCTTTGGGCAATCAAGTGTTGATGGCTCAAAGGGACGATACAAAGTCAGACAGCAACGGCGGCGGGAATTCTTACGAGTTTACTGTTTTGCATAATCTTGCGACGCCGCCAGGGGGTTTTAGAAGTAGATGTATTACGACAGCAGGCACGGCTACGCTTGGAGTTAGTTCTGTTGCTCCTACTGTCGCTGATGGAGTCGCACTATGGGTGCGTCTAGTCCGCCAACTAGACGGAACATTTATTTTTTATACTGCTCCGTCTAGTATTGATGAGCCTTCTGTCTGGACTCAATTGGGAGAGTCGCAAACTGGTGTTGCGGGCCAGTTGATGAAAACAACCAGTAGTCTTTTTGTGGGTGCTAGGCTGGCGTTCAAGACTGCGACAGACGGTTTGGCGGGACTTCCGTACCGAACCGTTGAAGAAGCAGCAGGCAAGTTTTACCGCGTTTTGCTGTATGATGGCGATACTGTGGTAGCGGACTTCGATCCAGACGATGCTTTTACTGTGGACGAACGGTCTTGGGTTTCCAAAACCGGCGAACAATGGTTTCTTGTTGGTGATGCAAGTTTGGCGGTTTCGTAATGGAACTGGTTCAGGAACTGAATCGTCTGGCTGGCACAGTCGGTTTGACTGAGGTGCAGGCGGCGAATGTGTGGGCGGCTACGTCTGGTCTGACGTTGACGCAGGCCCTGCGGGCGAAGGCCACGAACACGGATGTGACTGATGTGCAGGCGTTGAATCTGTTGGCGAGCCGGGTTGGTTTCCCGGCCCCGTTGGCTGCGAGTTTGATCCCGTGACGCTTGGTGCGGCGATCCCGCCGCCTTCTTCTTCTCAACTTGCGTCGGTCGCTGAGAGTGCGCTGGACGCTTGGCTACGCGAACGGTCCGATACCCTGATTGTGATTCAGGAGATTCTGCGTTCGCAGGAGCAGACGCAGGCTGCGTTGGCTGAGATTGTGCGGACGTTGAATGGGGCGGTGCGGGATTTGGCGATGGCCGCGTCGGGTCTTTCGACTCGGGTGGAGCAGCCTGCCCCGATTGTGAATGTGTCGGTTCCTGAAAAGGACCCGGTGGTGAATGTGACGGTTGAGGCTGCGCCGGTTCATGTTGAGGTTATTGAGCCTGAGGAACCGGAGAAGCCTGAGAAGCCAGAGAAGAAGTCGCGCGAGGTTACGACCATTGAGCGTGATGCAGAGGGTAGGATTGTTCGGGCGATTACGGAGGAAGTTGAATGAGTCTTTCTAATTATGCTGAGAACGCATTTGCGAATGCGTTGCGTGGGGGTGGCAACGGGACGAGTGTGACTGCCCCTACTGCGCTTTACGCCAAGTTGCACACGGGTGCGCCCGGCGAGGATGGCACCAGCAACGCTGCGGCTACGACGACTCGGGTCGAAGTGCAGTTTGGTGCTGCGTCGAACGGTGTGATTTCGCTGTCGAACACGCCGTCGTGGACGAATCTTGCGAATGCGGAAACCATCTCCCACGTTTCGATTTGGGATAACGTGACGGCTGGTAACTGTTGGGGTGATGGGGCGCTTACGTCGTCGGTGACTGTGGGTGTCGGTGACACTCTGACGATCAGCGCGTTCACCCTGACGATGACCTGATTGGGGATTTGATGCCTGCACCGCAGTATTCGTGTTCGACCGAAGCGGCTGTTGCGCTTACTGCCGCAACTGCTAAATCGGTTGTGGGGGTGCGCGCCCATGCCAATAGCGGAATTATGGTGTGCGGGTTCACTATTTCGTTTGCTGACACAAACGCTGCTGAAGTCCCGGCTTTGGTCGAACTGATGTACGCGACGTTTGCAACGAACGCCCCTGGGACGAACAGTACCTCTACGACGCCCCGCCAGATTTTTGGTCGTTCGTTGGCTGCCGGATTTACGTCTGCAAGGAACTGGACTGCCGAACCGACTGTGCTGACACAAGCGTTCAACGAGTTTGTTCTCACTCCTAATGGTGGAACGTTTGTTTATAACTTCCCACTTGGGACAGAACCGGATAGCGCATTGAGCGAAGGTTTTGTTTTGCGCGTGACAGCGCCTTCTGCTACTGATTGTCGCGCAGGACTAATCGTTTCTCGGATTTGACCGATGCCGGTCCCTACGGTTTCAACGCTGGTCGCGGCGACCGGCACAGATACCGACGCTGCCAATTATTCGACTGCTTCAATCACCCCGACGGCAGGGCGGTTGGTTGTCGCCGTGTTCGTTTGGCTTGATCTGTCGGGCAGCCCCAAGGTCCCTACATCGTTGACGGGTTGCGGCATCACTTTTACTCGTATGGATACAAGTGATGGCAATCCGACGACTGTCCCCTGGCAGGTGATTTATTCTGGTTGGGCCGATCCGGGTTCTGTCACTTCTGGCGCGTTGACGTTGAATGGTGTTGTGTCTACGGGCACGGCTGACGGCGCAATTTGGGCTGTTGTCGAACTTGACGGCGTAGACATGATGATTGGTGATACTGATACTGATGGGACACGACGCGGGTTTTTGAACCAGGCGACCGTATTCACCACGAACGATACGGCTACTTCTACGGCTGCTGCGCGCCGTAATACAGATTCGTTGTTTCTGTCAGTAGCAAGTTGTTATGACAATGCGTCCACTACTGCGCCTTCTTTGACAAGCCCGACGAGTTGGACGGAGCAAACCAACAATCCGCAGGCTATGGGTGGAGATAGCGTTCGTCTTGCTATCGCCTATGACACTACGGGAGATACGACTGCGAATTGGGTCGCGGGTGCGTCCAATGACCGTATGTCAGTCCAAACATTTGAGTACCCGGGGGTTGGGCGTACTGTTCCACGACAATGGAACTATAACGATGCTGTGCATCGAAGCACTCGGTGGTAACAGATGCCTCGTCTTGGTAGGCGCCAACCGACTAATGAAATTCTGATTCTGCCCAAACGGGCAATTGTTGAACAGGTTTGTTCGGTTGAGATTGCGGGTAGCGGGGATTGGTCTGCTACCGCAACACGCACCCGTTTCTTTTCTGCCGCCATCGCCGGTGATGGCGACTGGTCTGCATCTGCGACCCGCACCCAGTTCTTCTCTGCTGACATTGCTGGTAATGGGGATTGGTCCGCAACAGCAGTATGCGTCCGGTCGCGGGCTGCTGCCATCGCAGGTAACGGTGATTGGTCTGCTGCCGCGACTGTCACTCGTTCCCGGTCTGCGGCTATCGACGGTGCTGGCGATTGGTCTGCGACCGTAACAGCAACCCGGTTCGCATCTGTTGATATTGCGGGTAGCGGTACTTGGTCTGCGTCGGCTACGCGCATCCAGTCTCGGTCTGCGGCTATCGACGGTAACGGTGATTGGTCTGCGACTGCGTTCGTTACCCGGTTCGCGTCAGCGGAAATCGTTGGGTTTGGTTTCTGGTCGGCAACGAACTTCGGCACCAAGTTTGCGATTGCTGCTATTGCAGGGTCGGGCACATGGCAAACCACGTTTGTTCGTAGTGCTGCGTTCGTTGCGGCCATTGCGGGGAACGGCGATTGGTCCGCTGCTGCGAACCGTAGCGGCGCAGAAATCGAACAGAGGTTCGGGGGTGCCCCGTATTCGCGGCGCGAGTTGGACAAACAGATTTACGACGAACAATTGGCAAAAATCCTTGCTGACGATGAGGAAGTTTTGTTGTGGCTGTTGACGTAGAGAAGTTGATTGCTGACATCACCCGGCGGGTGGCGCAGGAAGTGTTGGAGGCGCTTGCTGTCCCGCAGCGGGTGGAGGACGAGTACCCGGATTGGGACGAGTATGTGCCTGATCCTGTTGAGGATGTGGCCCCGAGTGGGGTGTCGTCGCTGCGGTCACGGTTGCAGGGTGAGGTTGAGCCTGCGGTCGATGAGTTGGCTGAGGACGAGGATGTGGAGTTGTCGGCAGGTACGTCTGCTGGTGCTGTCGCACCGTTGCTGACGGATGTGTCGTTGGAGAGGCGAGGCGGGTTCGATCCTCGGTCGAATCCGAATTGGTTCACGGTCCAGTATCAGCGGGATGTGGTGCTGCCTTCTCGGGCCGCACCGAAGGGGGCATGATGCCGACGTATTTGTACGAGTGTAAGAAGGGCCATCGGGACGAGGTGTGGCGTTCGATCCATACTGAGGACTTGAAGGTTTACGAGTGTGGGTGTGGGGCGAAGTCCCATCTGGTGTTCACATCCCCGGCGATTGCGGCTGATGCGTTGCCGAACAAGTTGCATGGGGTCCGGTCGGTGGATGCGATGGAGAGCCGGTGGGATAAGGACATGCCTGCGTATAAGCGGTTGCGTGAGCAGGGCTATCAGCCTCGGGGTGTGGATGGGGCGGCGATGGCCGAGTCGCAGGCGAATCATCCGTTGGAGATTGAGATGGGCCGTCCGTTGGGTAAGGACAAGGAGGTCCGTCGGGCGCAGGAGATCGCATCGGATTTGATGGGTAGGGATGTGACGAAGGTGGGGGCCGAGTTGGGCAAGTCGAAGCGTTCGGGTGAGGATGTGAAGGCATGAACGAGTTGACGTTGCTGTATACCCATTCGATGTCGATTGGGTATGGGCGTATGGGTGTCAAGTTGGCTGATGCTCTGGTTGATGCTGGTGTCAGGGTTTATGATTCGTTGGGTTTGGCCCCGGAGCATGAGCGTTCCACGGTCGGGTTCGATGAGTCTCGGAGTGCGCCGCCGCAGCCGACGAATGTGGTGTCGTGGATTTCGGTTCCGACTCATGCCCGCTGGTGGCATGAGAAGCAGTTCGCTTCGTGTTTTACGATGTGGGAGGCGAGCAATTTGCCGCCGTCGTTTCGTGACACGCTGCATGAGTTCGATGTGTTGATGGTCCCGTCGGCTCAGAACCTGGAGTTGTTCGGCCAGTATCACGATGATGTGCGGTTCGTGCCGTTGGGTGTCGATTTGGACAAGTGGCATTTCCGTCCTCGGTCAACACCCGACAAGAATTTCGTGTTTCTGTGTGGCGGGTCGGGGAAGCGTAAGGGTGTGGACGTTGCGTTTGAGGCGTTCCGCACGGTGTTCAAGGGGTGGAAGAAGCGGTGGGGTCCTGAGCCGCAGTTGGTGTTGAAGAACCCGAAGGGCGAGGCGCAGTACCGTGGGTATGACCGGGTGTTGATGGTGTCTGGTCGCCTGTCCAACGAGGCTGAGATCGACCTGTATGCGTCGGCGCATTGTTATGTGCAGCCGTCCCGGGGTGAGGGGTTCGGGTTGCAGCCGTTGCAGGCTATGGCCCAGGGTTGCCCGACGATTTTGACGAACGCGCATGGGCATTCGTCGTTCGCGAATCTTGGTATCCCGTTGGGGTGGAGTTGGTCGAAGGCCGATTATTTCATTTATGGGGATGCTGGCGATTGGTGGGAGCCTGACCTTGATGAGTTGTGCGAGTTGATGTGGGATGTTTACAACAACTATCAGACGCATGAAGTGAAGGCGTCGGTCAACGCTCAGACTGTGATCCCTGCTGAGTTCAGTTGGCAGCGGTGCGCTGAACGGTTCATCGACGCGCATGACGGTCAGTTGGCTGCCCCGTACAAGGGTGATGGGGCGTATCATTTCCCGTCGTATTTGCAGTATTTGGTGCGGGTGTCGAAGCCGTGGCAGGCTGAGATCGCCGGGTTGAACTATATGTGGCAGCCCGGCAAGGATTATTATGAGCCTGCCGATGTGAAGCGGATTCTGTTTGAGCGTGGCGTGTTGGACCCTGCATGTTTGGAGGGGCCAGACCCGGGTTTGGCGGCGAATCAGATCGAACGGATCGGCGCGTATTCTGCCCACAAGGAGTGGTGCCCGACTTGCAATCAGCAGTTGAACAGCCGCCCGGTGCGGGCCGATACGTTGTATCAAGAGATGGAGAACCAGGCTAACGCTTGGGGATGATGGTGTATCATTTTGAGATGAGTGTGATCCGATGACTACGGCAAATGATCTGATTGATGCCACGTTGGATTGGGTTCTTGGCGGCGAGGACGAGAACGTCAATGTGCTGGCATCCCCGGCTACGGCTAGCGACACGACGCTGACGTTCACTTATGAGATGGACGGCATCGTGCCAGGGTCGATGATCGCTGCCGGGTTGGAAGTGATGCGGGTGGTGCAGACCAACCCGACTTCTAAGACGGCGACGGTGTTGCGGGGCCAGCGGGGTTCGTCTGCTGCAAGTCATTCGTCGGGTGCGATTGTTCAGGTTTCGCCCCGGTTTTCTCGCTGGTCGGTGTTCCGTGCCCTGAATGACGACATTGATTCGCTGTCGGGATACGGCCTGTTCCGCATCTCTACTGTCGATATCACATATAACGCTTCGGTGATGTCGTATGATCTGACTGGTGTGACGAACATCGACCAGATTTACTCTGTGCGGTATGAGGTTCCGGGGGCAACGAAGGAATGGCCGTTGCTCCGCCCGCAGGATTACCGTTTGGAGCGTCATGCGGAGACTGGTGATTTCCCGTCGGGGTTTTCGCTGACGATTTACCGTGATTGCTATTCGGGTCGGCTGGTGCGCGTGTCGTACAAGGCGCCATTTGTGCGGATGACGGCAGCGTCAGATAATGTGCAGACAGTTGCCGGGCTGCCCGCTACGGCAAATGATCTGCCGCCGTTGGGTGCGGCGATTCGTCTGGTGTCGGGCCATGAGGCTGGCCGTGTCGCTTACGAGAAGCAGCCGGATACCCGGCGTGCCCAGGAAGTGCCGGTGGGGGCGTCGCTGCAAACGGCGTCGGCGTGGACAAGGTTGCGTCAGCAGCGCATTGACGACGAGTTGCGTCGCCTGTCGCGCCGCTACCCGGTGAGGCGGTAATGAGCCTGAATTCGGGGTTCAACGCCCCGTTCTTTACGGGTACTGCTGCGACCACGTTGGTGCCATATAAGTTTGATGTGGCTGTCGCTGGTCGTGGCTACATGCTTGATCGTGAGTACCTGTCGCAGACCCCGATGATTAGTTCGATTCGTGCTACTCGGACGCAGGGGGACGGGTCGAACGAGCCGGGTGAGCAGTCGTTGAACCCGGAGGATTTGTGGCGCCGGTCGCAACAGTCTTGGCATTTCGGTGCGGGTCAGACGTATCTGGATCGGGAGGATTCCAACCGGCGTCGGTTCCGTTCCAGTAAGGGAATCAACCCGTGGGTTGAAGGCAAGTTGTCTTTGCTGAATGGGACTACGCGGTCGTTGGCTGCGACGGGGACTGTGTTGCCGATGGTGGTTGCGGGGTCGCGCCTGTATGCGGCTGATGGGGCGACGCTGAAATACACGACTGATCTTTCTTCTTGGTCAACGGTTTCGGGTACGTCGGGGACGGCGATTAGTTCGTTGGCGTCCGATGGGTACACGGTGTGGATCGCTGACGGTGTGGACATCCATAGCACGAATGCTGGTTCGACTTCGGCTTCGTTGCTGACGAATAAAGACGCTGACATTCTCGGCTATGTGAAGGGCCGGTTGATGGTCGGCGCCGACAATGTGTTGACTTATATCACGAATGTGACGAATGGTTCGCATACCGATTTGTGGACCCATCCGAATTCGAATTGGGCGTGGAAGGGTTTTGCGGAGTCGCCCGGGTACATCATCGCTGGTGGGAGTACGGACTCTAAGAGCATTCTCTACAAGATTACGATTACCGCTGAGGGGACGGCGTTGTCTGCCCCGTCGGTGGCTGGCGAACTACCCGATGGGGAAACCTTGTTCTCGGTGGGTTCGTATCTCGGGTTCGTGTTCTTGGGTACGTCGAAGGGCGCCCGGTTCTGCACCGTTGACGGCAACGGCAATCTGACTATCGGGTCGTTGATCCCGACGCCGTACCCGGTGCGGTGCTTTGAAGGGCAGGACGAGTTCGTCTGGTTCGGATGGTCGAACTATGACGGCGTTTCGACTGGCTTGGGCCGGATGAGCCTGCGGACGTTTGCGGATACGGGGGCGTTGCTGCCTGCGTATGCGTCTGATCTGATGGTTACCAGCACGGCGAATGTGTTGAGTGTCAAGACGTTCAACGGCAAGCGGGTGTTTACCGTGTCGGGCGCTGGGGTTTATGTGGAGGACACAGCGAATCTGGTTGCGTCGGGGACGATCAATTGTGGCCGGTTCAACTTTGGTATCACCGAGTCGAAGATTCCGTCGTTTGTGGATGTGACGTTCGCGTCAGGGTTTGCTGGTTCGGTACAGACCGCTATCGCTGTGAATGGGAGTTCGACGTTCACGGCGGTGGGCACGCAGACGACAAGTTCTGCGAATCAGACGACGACGACGTTTGAGACTAACGCTAATGCGGTGGAGCAGGCCGAAGTCCAGTTCGTGTTGTCTCGGGGGACGACGACGACGCAGGGTCCGGTGGTTGAGCGGTACACGGTGCGGGCGCAGCCGGTGCCGCAGTTGCGCCGCCGGATCGTGTTGCCGTTGCTGTTGTCTGATCGTGTTCAGACCCGTGCAAGGTCTACGGTGACGTACGATACGGGCGAAGAATTGGGTGTGATTGAGGGTTGGCGGTCTACGAAGCAGGCGGTGACCGTCCAGATCGGCCACGAATCGTATGCTTCTACCGTGGAAGATTTCGATTTTGTGGCTACTCACCCCACGAATGGGACGAGCCAGTTTTGGCACGGTACTTGTATCGTGCAGTTCAAGACTCTTTAGGAGAATGTGATGCCTTACACGCGCAAGGACTATGCGGGCGGTGCGGCGGATGCGACGCTCAACACCGGGATCAGCAATGCTGATACGACGATCACGTTGGCTGCGGCTACCGGCTGGCCAAGCGGCACGAACGGCCCGTTCGTCATCGTCATCAACCCTGGTACGTCGTCCGAGGAAAAAGTTCTCATCCAGAGCCGTAGTGGTACGTCGCTGACAGTTGCGACTTCGGGGCGTGGGTATGACGGGACGACCGCGGCGAGCCATTCTGCTGGTGCCACGGTGCGGCACAGCATTTCGGCTGTCGATTTCGATGAGGCGAACTATTGGGTGACTGAGTTGGCTGCGGCTGCGACTGCTGCCAATGATCTGATTATTGCTGACGGCAATGATTCGCTGTCTCGGATTGCGAAGGGGTCGAACAGCACGGTTCTGGCTGTCGATTCGGGTGGGACGCTTGGATATACGACGGTTACGTCAGCGATGATTACCGACGCGACTATCGCTACTGGTGATCTGGCTGATGGGGCGGTCACTAGCGCGAAGATCGCTGATGGGACGATTGTCGCTGGTGATCTGGCAAGCAATTCGGTGACGACCGCGAAGATCGCTGACGATGCGGTGACTTCAGCGAAGATTCTGGATGGCACGATTGCTACTGGTGATCTTGCTGATGGTGCTGTGACTGATGCGAAGTTGCGTGATTCGGCTGCGTTGACGGTCATTGGGCGTTCTGCGAACAGTACGGGCGACCCGGCTGATATCGCGGCTGGGACTGACGGGCATGTGTTGCGCCGGTCGGGTACGTCGCTGGGGTTCGGGACGGTTGCGACTGCGGGTATCGCTGATGATGCGGTGACGATCGCCAAGATCAGTCTTGCGAGCAATCCGACTACGGACACGCAGGCTTCTCGTAAGGCGTATGTTGATCTGAAGGGCCGTCAGGCAATCCTGAACGCGCAGAGCGCAACGCCAGTTGTCAACACGACTTCAACGGCGACGACCGCTTCGGGTGCCACCTCGCTGGCCGAGGTCACGATCACCGACCCAGGTTACGACATCTATGTGTGGGGTCATGCGTCGATTGGTTGGTTCATCCAGCAGGGCACACAGTCCGCGGATTGGGCGTTGTGGTCGCTGATCATCACGGTCAACAGCGGTACAGGCGGTGCCGATCAGGTCATCGACCGGCTGGATGTGCCGGTCAACAAGTTCCTGGTGGAAGCCCCGCTCGGTCTGTCAATCGGTTGCCCGTTGCGGCGCGTGTCGCGCGCATCGGGTGCAAACACCGTTGTGAAGATGAAGGTATACCGCCAGGGTGGTAACGGCACTTTCTCTGTCGGCGGTGACGGGACCATGAACCATCTCCAGGTCTACTGGGTGCAGCAGTAAGGGGTATGTGATGTTGTGGAAGCGTGAGCCTGCGCTGTTCTACGGGTTTGTGAACTCGGTGCTGGCCCTGGTGCTGGCGTTCGGGGTGAGCCTGACGACTGAGCAGATCGGTGCGATCCTGGCGGTTACGTCTACCGGGCTGGCTCTGATTACTCGCCGTCAGGTGAATCATGCGAATGTGCCGGTGCCGCCGTCGCCTGAGGACATCGGTCCTGGTGGTGTCGGGCCGAAGGCTGTGGTGCCTCCCGAGGTCCCGTAATGCTCGGGACGGTGTTCCATTATGCGGTCGTTCAGCCGATGGACGACCATGCCCAATGTGAGGCGCAGAAAGACGGCATCATTGCGATGCACGAACGGATGGGTTACCGCAAGGGCGGGGCCTATAACGGTCATTTCTGTGTGCATGGGGGCTATTGGGTTTCGTATCGTGGGCCGAATGAGGCGACGGGTCATGCGTGGGCGAACCAGAACCTGAACGCATGGTGCTATCTAGCAACAGTTGATACGCCTGTTACTGATGCTGCGGCGCAGGCAGCATATGAATTGACTTGTATTGAGCCTGCTGGCCGCGACCAGATTTACCCCCATTCGGCGTTCTTCCCCACGGCTTGTTGCGGCGATCCGCTCCGAGAGTGGATTGCTAGTGGCGCATTGCCGCCTACACCGTCTAACATTCGTGTTGCACAGGAGGAAGATGTGATTCTTGTTGGCCGTTCCCAAACCGACCCGAACCTTGTGGTCGCAGTCCACCCCGTGAATGGGGTGTTGGCTGTTGAGTTCACTTGTCGTGTCGGTGAGGAAGTGTTCGGCCTGCCTCCGTCAGCGGTCCCCTACTGCAACGGTACGGATGGGACGGGCCGTGGGGAGTTGCCGATTCGTTTCGTGTTGCCGCATGTGATTGATTGGCTGCGGCTGGTGCAGGGTCTGACGTTGGCTCCCCCGGTGGGAGGCGGCGGTAGTGGTGGCGGGGCGTCCGTGGAAGATGTGCGTCGAATCGTTCGTGACGAAATCGACAAGACGCGCCTGTCGCACTAGGTGAATGATGGAAACGTGGCCGTCGTCGTGGCGTTCGCTCAGTTGGTTCAGCCTTCTCGGTGAGGCTGTCTGCTGGCTGGCGGAGAAGGTCGTCTGCCAGTTCGATCCGAGGCGGCAGTACCCGTGAGCGGGGCGATTGTTGCTATTGGGGCGACGCTTATCGGGGTGTCATTCACTTCGGTGATTGCGCTGATGGCATGGATGGTGCAGACCCTTTCGCGTACGAGTGGGATGCTGGCCGTAATGGAGGAACGGTCGGAGGATCACGAACGCCGGATCACAATGTTGGAGCAGGCTATTTAGCCTGTGTTGCAGGGGAGGCAGCATGGCGAAGTTGAGTGATCTGTTGCGTATTGATGACCCTGAGCCTGTGTTCTGCAAGATGGGGTCTGTGATGCAGCAGTTGGACGAAGAAGATTTGGCTGCGTTGCAGGCAGCGTTCGCTGCGAAGGTGCCGTCCGAACGGATTTCTGAGGCGTTGCGCCGCTACGGGTATACGGTGTCTGGCCCGACGATCCGCCGTCATGTGCGCGAGGGGTGCGGGTGTCCTCGCTGAACAGCGAGTTCTCGTCGCTGCTCGCCCATTGTGAGCAATGCGGTCGCCCGTTCGCACCGAAGTCTGCGTCGCATCGGTATTGCGAAGCGCAATGTCGTGCTGATGCGGCGTCGCAACGTGAGCGGGCTGAGACTTTGCGGCGTCGGGAGACTGGTTTCGCTTGGCCTCCGGTTGTCCATGCGAAGCCGGTTGAGATCAAGGTGCCGGTGCGGAAACCGAAGAAGCAGGGCCGGTGGCGTACAGCGGTGGTGTTGCCCGACCCGCAGATTGGTTTCTGGCGTGACCTGTACGACGGGAGTTTGACCCCGTTCCATGATGAGCGGGCATTGTCGATTGCGTTGCAGATCGTGGCCGACGAACGGCCTGATGTTGTGGTGTGGCTGGGCGACGTTTGTGATTTCGCATCCTTCGGTCGGTACCGGCAGGAGGCTGGGTTCGCGTTGACGGTGCAGCCGACGATTGATACGGCTCATGCGTGGATCGCGATGACTTGTGCGCTGGCGGGAGAGGTCCGGTTCTTGGAAGGGAACCACGATGCCCGGTTGCACACGGCGATGGTGGATAATGTGCAGGCTGCGGCGGGGGTGAGGCGCGCGAAGTCGGGTCCGCATGAGTGGCCTGCGATGTCGTTGCCTTCGCTGCTCCGGTTGGATGAACTAAACGTGAAGTATGTCGATGCTTACCCTGCGGGGGCGACATACCTAAATGATGGGATTGCTTGCGTACATGGACGCTTTCATGGGGCTCGGGCCATGCAACAGAACCTTGACCGCGAGCAAGTGTCAATCATCCAGGGTCACACGCATCATAAGCAAAGGGCTGCGAGGACGCGAAACCTGCGGGGTAAGCCCGCGTTCGCGTTTGCATATTCGCCTGGCACTCTTGCACGGGTGGATGGTGCCGTGCCGTCGCGGAACTCGGCGGTAGATGCGTTCGGTAGGCCGGTGAAATCGTGGGAGGATTGGCAGCAGGGGCTGGCGGTCGTCCGGTTCGATGATCGGGATAGGTTCGCGTATGAGGACATCGACATTCTTGAAGGTTGGGCGATGCATAGAGGTCAGGAGTATGTGGCGTGAGTGGCGTGAATGAGATTGACGAGATGGCGTCTGCGTTGGCGCAGTCTGCCTATCTAGTCGGTGTGTTCTATGGTGCGTTGCGCGATCAGCGGCTGCCCGACACGCTGATTGAAAGCATCGTCCGTGATTGGCATTACGCGATGGTGACCGCGGTCGATGACGAATGGGCAGAGCAGGAAGATGGGTGACATGATCCCCCAATGTCCGGTATGTTTCGTCATCCGATACCCGGTGTTGGCTGACGAGGAAGGGAACTGTCCGAAGTGTCGTTGCAACCTGACCATTCGATTCCGACTGGAGCGAGGCTGACTGCGATTAGGGGCGAACGGTACGGTCATCCGTCTACGAACTTCGCTCGTATCGCTGCGTTTTGGGAACCGATCCTCGGTGTCGATGTGACTGTGCAGCAAGTCGGTTTGTGTTTGGTAGCGTTGAAGTTGGCGAGGCTGATCGAAACCCCTGATGATGAAGATTCGATCCATGATCTAGCGGGGTATGCTGCTACGTTGGAAATGCTTGCTGGTCGCGAGCCATCTGTTTAGGAGTTATGAATGCCTAAGACCCCTGCGTGGCAACGCAAGGAAGGTAAGGACCCGAAGGGTGGCCTGAACGAGAAGGGTCGCCGTTCGTACAACCGGGAGACTGGCGGGAATCTGAAGCCTCCGGTGAAGTCGGGGGATGATCCTCGCCGTGCGAGTTTCCTGGCGCGTATGGGCAACATGCCTGGCCCGGAGAAGAAGCCGAATGGTGAGCCGACTCGGCTCCTGTTGAGTCTCCAAGCGTGGGGTGCGTCGTCTAAGGCGGATGCGAAGCGGAAGGCGGCGGCGATGAGTAAGCGGCTGGAAGCGAAGAAGAAGAAGAAGTAGTTGACTCGCCTCCCGTAACCTGCTACGCTATGGGCAGTCACGGGAGGAACGTGCGATGCTGTTGTCGATGCACAAGTTTCGGGCTGACCCGAAACGACCAAACGAATGTTCGTTGTGTGGCCGTAAGGTTGCGGCCCACGATGTGAAGGTTCGTTGTCCGTCATGTAACGCTCCGGTTTCCAGGGTGGCCGGGGTTTGCCCAACATGCGGACAACTGGTGGGGGTAGAGCCGCCAACCTCCCGGGCGGCTCCCCCCACCGTTTCGCAAAAGACAAGGGAGAGGAAAACTAATGACTGATGAGATCGACGCGGGCACGCGGTTGGATCAGGCTGCGACAGTTATCGCAAATGATGTCGCTCGCTTCAACGATCCTGCGTTGTGGGCAACGATTGACCTTGAAAGCCTGGTGTCCGTGTACCTGACGCTGGTCGATGCGGCGGGTGCGTTGGCTGAGACACGCGACGACTTGGCTGATGTGATCGCCCACGCGATGCAAGGCAAGCGCGACACGATTGCTGGTGTCACGTTGGAGCGGCACGCGAAGTCGCCTCGCCGCACCGATTGGGACCATGAGGGTCTGCTCCGGTTGGTTACCGACTCGCGTGTCGTTGACCATGAGACTGGCGAGATCGCATCGGTGTTGGATGTTCTCAAAAAGGTGTACCCCTTGAAGGGTTACAACGCGCGAGTGACTGCGCTTCGCGATCTCGGTATCGACGTAGACGAGTTCTGCCGTACCGAATCGACGGATCGCATGACCTTGCGTATCCACAAGTCCAGTAACTGACAGAAAGAAGGGCGAGAAGATGGATGCGTTCATGGACCCGGGCGAGCCCGGTGAACTGAAGGGCAGCCTTCGGGCGAAGGACCTTATCAACAAGCCGCTGTTGATTCAGCCGATCCATGAGGACCGGGTGGAGGGACAGGACGGGAAGCCGTGGCACTTCGTGGAGTGCAACATCGCGGTGATCGGCATGGGTGGCGTGGAGGATCACGCTTCCGGTGTCCGTATCTCCTGGGTGCGTGTCCTCCCGCAACTGACGGGCCGGATGAAGGAGCACCCCGGCGAGTGGGTTGGCGGTATCCCGAAGGTGCAGCAGGACAACAGCGTGATCCTGACTCCGTTCTCGGAGAAGGGTCGGGCCGCGGCGAACGAGATGATGCCGAAGGTCCGCGCGTTGTTCGCTCCTGTGGAGCAGCAGAGCAGCGACGAGATGCCGCCGCCTGCGTACGCTCCGGGTGAGGAACCGTTCTAGTGTTCTTCGATCCGGCGTTCGACGGCCCGTTGCAGCAGATCAGCGACGCCCTGGAGGCTGCGACTGACGAGTTTGTGCGGGCAGCGAACGAGAATGCGACCGCAGAGAATGGGTACCTGCGGGCGTTTCGCCGGGCGTGGCTGGAATCCGATGGGGTTCCAGCCACGATCCGGGCGAAGCATTGCGACCAGCAGTACGAGGTCAACGAGGCGAAGTGCGCGTGGAATCTGACGGATGCTTACCAGCGTGGGTGCCGTCAGAAGTGCGACGAGTTGACGAATCGGTTGATGGCTGCGATGTCGTGGAACAAGATGGTTGGTAAGCAAACATGATTCGGGAGGTTCGTTGTGAAGGTGCAAGGCGAGTTTCAGTTGCCGGTTTTCCCGTTGATCGGGGAGTGGACGAAGCGTGGGTTGTGCCGGGAGAAAGTCCTTGCGGGCGAGGCGCATCCTGACGATTGGTTCCCGGTGCGGGGCGCCCCGATTGAGAGCATCCGTCGTGCGGTTGCTATCTGCAATGCGTGCGAAGTGATTGACGAGTGTCGTGCTTGGGCGGTGGAGAACAACGAGTACGGCATTTGGGGCGGGCTGACGAGCAAGCCGTTGGCTCGGATGCGGCTGGTCACGGACCGTAAGTGTGTGCAATGCGAGCAGCATTATGCGATTGCGGATGATGAGACTGCGACCGCATCGTTCTGTTCGGAGGAATGCCGCCGGTTGCGTCGCAACGAGCAGAAGCGGAACAACAGTTTGGACCGTAAGGCTAGGGGCCTGCGATGAGCGACGAGTACCTGGCCGACTGGTACGGGTCGTTGCCCCGGCCCGGGTGGTGGGACGAAGCGAAGTGTGTTGGTGAGGATTGGCGTAAGTTTTTCACTCGGCACTCCAAGGTCTACAAGACACATTGTTCTAAGTGTTCGGTAGTCGATGATTGTTTGGTGTATGCGCTACGCCATGAGATGGACTTGAAGAATGGGCGTGCGGGCGTGTATGGCGGCATGACACCTACCGAACGGCATGAGTTTGGACGGTCGTTGAAAGATGCCGGGGTTAGGATCGGCACCGAATACCGTCTGGATTTGAGGGTTGATGAATGAGTGTCGCGTATGGCAAGGGGCCGAAGGGTAAAGCCACTCGGCTGCATTCGTTGGTTGTGCGTAGGCGTGGCCGGTGCGAACGGTGTGGTTCGACGGCGAATCTGCAATGCGCGCACATCATCGGCAGGAAGTTTTCTGCGACTCGTACCGATGAGCGCAACGCCTGGTGTTTGTGCGCGTCGTGTCACCGCCGCCTGACCGACCATCCCGACGAGCACATGGCGTTCGTCGCGGCGACGATTGGGATGGAGATGTTCGGCGTGTTGAAAGATCGGGCGTTGGGGAACCTACGTCCGTGGAAAGAGTGGGAGTGGCAAGCGGAGGCTGATCGCCTACAAGCGATCTTGGATGCTTGGAGTGAATGATGGTGTTCTGCGAGTTGTGTCGTAAGCGCATCCCTGATGGCGAACCTCGTTACCATCAGGAGATCGGGTGGGCGAAACCCCGGTCGGGTGGCGGGACGAATGCGTTGCGGTTGCGGGAAGAAACCGGCAAGTTCGCCCATGTTGCGTGCATCCAGTTGGGCAAGGGTCGTATTCATCTAGCGCAGGGGAGTTTGCTTTGACGTTGTGGTGGAGGTTCGCTGTCGTTGCTGTTGTTGCGGTGGTCGCCACGTTTGTTGGGGCTGCGAGCGAGTCGCATACCGGGAGGGTGCAGATGGATGCACCGATGGTGGCGAGTGGAGATCACGCCGAGCCGATGATTGGCGTGATGTGGTCGGTTGGTGAGCAGGAAATGGTTGAGCGGCGGGTAGCGCAGGAGCGGGCCGATGAGCAGAAGCGACGCGAGTTGGCGCAGGTGGCGGCAACTGGCGGTGGTGCAGGACAGCGAGTGGTTGCGACGGGAGATTGCTCTGCGATCCCTGAATGGTTCCCCTCCGAGATTGCTTGGAGGGAATCACGTTGCACTCGGGGGATCGACACTGGCAACGGGTACTTCGGGTACGCGCAGGTCGCCGGGTTTCATTGGTCGAACCTCTGCCACGACTTGGATCGAACCGTAGAATCTCAGTATGACGAGTGTGTCGCCCGGTTGTGGAACGGCGGGGCGGGCGCACGTCATTGGAATGCAGGCTGACGAGAAAGAAGGGTGAGGGTGATGAGTGAACCGTCGTATGACGAGTACCGCAAGGCGCCGGGTCGTGCCCGGTGGGACGACGAGGTGCGTCAGGAGCGGCGCCGGGAGCAGTCTCGGAGGGCTGCGACCGCGCAGTCGCGTGCGCTAACTGCCTTGTCTCATCTCCACGACGAGGACTATCGGCGTTTCTATCGTGCTGCGGTGGATGAGATTCGTAAGGAGCGGGGTTCGCTTCCCGGCGATCCGGCATGACTGCCCGTTCTGATACGGGTGCGTTCGCAATCATTCCCGAGTGGGTGTTGACGAGCAGTTTGAGTGATCGTGCCGTCCGGTTGTATGCGATCCTGTCTAGGTATGCGGACAATGCGACTGGTGAATGTTGGCCGTCGCGTAAGACGTTGGCCGATCAGTTGGGGTGCTCGTTGAAGTCTTTGGATAGGGCTAAGGACGAGTTGGTAGATGCGAATGCCCTAACGATTCATGTACGTCAGAACCATGACGGTCAGCAATCAAATCTCTATACGATTCGTAGGGTACGACCGGCTCAGGGTGGCGTCACGGGTGACGCTACCCCCCTGGTCACCGCTGACCAGCCCCCCCTGGTCACGGGTGTCGCCCTAACTAGACCTAACCAAGAACTAGACCTAATAACGCACCGGCGTCAACGACGGGTCGATCCGTTGTTCGATGCGATCATCGAAGTGTGCGGGTTGGATGCGTCTGCGTTGACTTCATCGGCGCGTGGCGCGGCGAATCGTGCGCGTGCTGATCTCGCTGCGGTGGGTGCGACGGACGAGTCGGTGCGGCGCGCTGCGGTTGCGTATCGGCGCGAGTGGCCGACGATGAGTCTGACGCCTACATCATTGGCGAAGCACTATCCGTCGTTTACTAGTCCGAGTAAGCCGTCGGTTCCGACGGTGCAGTTGGGCAAGCCGCTCGGCACCCCGCCGATGTGGGAGTTGGACGAAGATGGCGTGGCACGCCCCGTCAGACGCCCGCTAGGGGGGGTAGAAGCCGTCGCTGCCGGGGGTGTGGGGTCGGATACCGGCGGTTCGGTGTAGCGCATTCTAGGGGCTGAAACGGGTAGGCCCCCCGGCGGGGGGAACCGGGGGGCCTACTCCGTTTGATTGTATGTATGAATCGTTAGCCGGTGATGGGCCACTCGGTCCGGGGCTGAACATACCGTCCGAGGAAATGGAGCCGGGCCTCATCCGATCCGCACTCCGAACAAATCTCGGTGTGGTTGTCGGCCCGGGACAACGCACCCGGGTACAGGCCGGGCGTGTCGTTGTTCGGGATGTAGCCCAAGCATCGGGGGCAGACAGGGGCGTAGATCATACGCAGTCTTTCCTCCTTCTTGAATCGGTACTCGTCAACGAGTGTGACGACGGTGAGCATTACGAACGGGCCGACGAGCATCCCGACGGCGAACGCTTCCCAGGGTGTCAGTTCCATTATTGATTCTCCCTTTCCCATTCCAGCAGGTATGGCACATAGCAGGTTTCGCACAGCACGCCGCCGTCTGCGAATCGTTGGTCTTGAAACGCGTGTTCCGCATCGACGGTGCCGCATTCAACGCACGGCGGAATGTCGTTGGTGACGATCATCTCGCCTTCTCGGTTCCCGTCCTCATCGACAAGATCGAATCGCATGTCGGGTGCGTTCTCCAATGATGCGAGAAACTTCAACAGTTCCATAAATGCGATCCGGTCGTCGTCGCTCGGGTCGGTCCCGGCGATTCCCCGCAGGATTCGTTCGATGTTCTTCGGGCCGGTCATGCCGAACGGGTCGGCTGGTCGTCTGCCTGTCATTGTCCCTCCGGTGGTTCGTAGTGGAAACCGGGCCGGTATGCAGCCTGGTTCTTGAGTGCGCCGATGCTGCCCGCCCATCCGCACGGGCATTCTGCGAGCGGCCACCGGCCACCGGCCGCGGCGAGGATCATTACCTCACCGCAGCCGGGGCAATGGCCGACGACGATGCTCACTCGTTGTCCCCGGGGAGAGGGCCGCGCTCGGCGTTCACCACGTCGGTGATGTGCCGGTACAGGGTGCGGTAGTCGTCGGGGTGCATGGTGCGGAGTGCGGTGAGGACACGGGCACGGACGATGCTTGCTCGCCGGTTGCGCTCCTGGTGACGGGCCTTCTTCATGTCGTCATCGAATCGTCCGGGCCGTCCGTGTGCGGCATCTCGGCTGCGGAGGTACGCTTCAACAGGGTCCATTGTGATTGCTCCTTAGGGTTGATTGGGTGTGTGCAGGTGCCGTCACTCGTCGGGCTATCGGGTCCTGCTACCGCCGCATGTTGTCCTCACCAGCGGGGGTGCGCCCGTCGTCCGCTCCGACGGGTGAGGGGCAGTTTCGTGCCGTGCCCAGGGCAGGGTGTCACTCCTTGATGTTCTCGGCGTACATGATCGTGTCGTTGTCGGGGATGCTCCCCAGGGCGAGGTCGATCCAGCCGTCCACGAACGCCTCGGTGTCGTCGGGGCTGGTGAAGTAGTGCGCTTGGGTGTCGTTGGTGATGACGCAGAACGTGCCGTCGGTGTGCAGGACCGTGAGGCTGAACTCATCGACGGTCATGCGGACGCCGTGCTCGTTGCGGGTCACGATGATTTCGTGCATGTTCCCTCCCTTGTTGGTGTCTAACCTAGTATCGCATACTGCGGCGGGGTTGTCAAGCGGTTTCTTACTGCTCTGTTCTGATCGGGTAGTCGTCGGGTGCGTACTCGTCGGTGGTGCTCACGACGACGACGAACTCCCAACACTCGGCGCAATGACCGGACGGGCGCACCGCAGGGGCGGCGTCGCAGACGTTGCATGTTTCCAGCCAGCCGGTCGCAGGATTCCATTCCATGATTCATACCTCCAGGGCGTCGTTGATGTAGGTGCGGGCCAGGTGGGGCCAGTCGATCCGCGCCCAGGCGGTGTCCAGGAGATCACGGTAAAGACCGGGGAGACTGTGCACCTGGTACTCAAAGCGGAGGCTACCGAAGTCTCCCTCTAGCGTCCGGGCGAGGTCAAAGGCCGCGCACTCCGGGTCGTCCGGGTGTTGTTCGATTGCCTCGCTGGCGAGGGTGCTGACCCGCAGTTGGTCCGCGTAGTCGTTGCCGAGCCAGAGGGCGACCAGCCAAGTCTCCCGGTTGAGCCAGCCGTTGTAGGTGTTCTCATTCATGATTGATTCCTCCCTAGTTGGTGATTCATACACAGGGTGTGCATGGTGGAGCCGTCGGGAATCGAACCCGAGTCCTCAACCGTTCCGGCGTGCGGTCTTACGATTGAGTCGAACCCTCGCGGCCCCGAATGCTGGGGTCTGACCCCCGAGTCCCGGCCACCACAGCGGGACCCGGGGGAGCCTGCCGCCCGCCGCATGATGGCGTGCGCCCCAGCAGGGCAGGCTTACCCCTCGTCAATGATCGTTGTCTTCCGGTTCCAATCGGGGTGCCGCCACCGGGGGTGGCCCGGACCGGCGAGCCAGCGGCGGTCGATGCGGTGGAACGTCTGCCCGGTGTCGGGGTTGTGAAGCGTGACCGACCAGGACATGATCCCCTCGCCGGGGGTGGCGATCCACGGGGCGGGGACGAACATCTCGCCGCCGTAGGTCACGGTGTCGGGCGGGGCGTCGGCCACCGGGCGGCGTGCCGGTCGGCGGTCGGGTCGGGTCTGGCCGTGCGCCTCGTTGATTGCGGCGGTGACGGCGGTGAGGGTTTCGCGAATGTCCATGATTCATTCCTCCCTGAATGATTCAGTACGGGTAGTTGCTGAAGTAGTTGGCGAGTACCGGGTTGATCTTGTGCGCCATAGCCCGGGCAAACCGGGCGTTGGTGCGATGCGATTCGCTGGTGTCCGCAAAGTAGTTAGCCGGGTCGTCGGCCTGCTCGTCCTGGGCGCGTGCCCAATCCAGCAGGGCGGCGACGATCATGTCTTGGTCGTCGTAGTCCAGGGTGACGGTGATATCGGGGTGGTCCATGTTTCCTCCCTTGTGGTTGTCGGTACCTACGAGCGTAGCATACCGTGGTCATGGTGTCAAGCCGGGGTTGCTACCCCGGTCATCCCGCCGTGACGAGATGGCCGGGGTGCCCCGACCCCGCAGGGCCGGGGCGGTCCCGTATCAGTCGGCCAGGATCGTGTCCAACTGTGCGGCGATCCACGCCACCGCCTTGTCCACCGACCAGTCGTCCCGGGCCCGCAGCATCGGCAGGACGATGGACGGACCGTCGTCGTCGGGCAGGTCCCCGTCCTTAGGCGGCGTCGATTCGGGGGTGCCGTACCCCGAGCCCCGCTCGGTGACGATTGCCGGGGTGTTGCCGTTGGCCGGGTTCTCCCACACCCCGAACATGATTCGGCGGAGCCAAGCGGGGTGAGCCAGGGCGAACATGATTCGCCCCATGTCCAACGGTTGGTCGGCGGCTTGCACCAGCACCGCCGTGGACGTGCGGCCCCGGGAACCGTGGCTAACACCGGACCACGACCAGACTTCCAGCCGGTTGCCGCACCGGGCGAGCACGTCCACCAGCGCCACGATCGCAGCGCCCCGAGCCCGCACCGTGTCGGCGGACACCGACGCGGACACCGCCGTCGGGACGACGATCCGCACGACCCGGCCAGTCCCCGGGGTCGGCACCATCACCGGGGCGATCATGCATTCCGGTTCGCCGGTCAAGAACGTGCCGACGTCCACCACGTCACCCGAGAGATCCATCGGGAACGTCCACACCGGCACGTCATGCTCCCGCATCACGGTGTCGGCAATCCGTGACGCCACCCGGTCAGTCTCGGCGACGACACCGTGCCAGCCGGTCCGGGCGAGCGCCCTACCCTCGGTCGGGGTAGCCCCGGCCCAATCGGTGCGCCAATCGTTGTCTTGCATGGATGCCGGTTGCTCGTTCCAAGGCATTGTGGTGACGTCATGTTCCGATGCGGCTACTGCCGACTGCACGTCATGGAAGATATTACGGACGGTTGCCATGATGATTCCTCCCGAATCGTTGAATGGCGTTGGATGGATGCGGGGTAGTTTCTCGTCATGCCCCAGGACGGTTGCCGCCTAGCCGAGCGTGGCGATCACGTCGGCCTTGAGTCCGGCGAGCAGCGTGGCACGCTTCACCCGGTCGATCGACCAGCCGAGCCCGGCGATCAAGGCGGCACCGGCACCGAGCGATCGGGGTGACGTGATGATCCCGAGCCGGTTGGCGTCGGACTGCTGCCGCACGTTCCGGCACCATGCCAGCCAGTCGGTCAACTGCGCCCGGATCGAATCGGTGGTGGCGAACATCATCACCGACGCCTCGTCCACCTCGTCGCAGTAGTCAACCTCAAGGGTGACGGGGAACCGGTTGAGGGTGGCGGCGTCCAACGGTTGCCGTCCGACGTACTGCCGGTCTGCACCCTTGCCGTAGGTGTTCGCCGTGGCGATCACCCGGAACGTCGGGTGGCGGGTGATGCGGGAGTCGGGGAATTCGTACCATCCCATACTCAACGCTTGATTGATCTTGACGAGCACCCCGGCGTTCGCGGCGTCCATCTCATCCATCAGGAAGATGCCGCCGTGCTCGTAGGCATCACGGAACGGGGTCCGGTGGTACCGTCCGTTGGCGTCGATAAATCCGAGCCAGTCGGCGCGGGTGTCCTGCGGTCCGCACGCTTGCGCCCGAATCTCGGTGTCGAGCGCCTTAGCGGCGTCCTCCGCGATCGTGCTCTTGCCGGTACCGGCGGGGCCGACGAGCAAGAGATGCCGGAGGTGCGGGGCGTGCTCGGCGGCGCCCATGATGCCGACTACATCGGGGAGGACGGGGTGGTGCAAGTCGGGCAGGGTGATGGCGTCCCGGTCGGGGAACGAGACTCGGTGTTCGGTGATGGTGCGCCCGGGGATGATTCCCGCACCGGCGAGCAGTTCCGCCGGGGTCGCGTAGCCGGGGATGCCGTCCCGGGTGACGGGGACGAGCACGTCACCGGCGGGGTCGGGGTCCGGGGTCGGGTCCGGGGTCGGGTCGGGTGCCGGGGTCGGCACGGGGTCGGGCGCCGGGGTAGGTGCCGGGGTCGGGGTCGGGTCCGGGGTGCCGTGATTCCGCAGGATCGCACGACGGACTACGGACGCCTTGTCGCTAGCCCGGTAGGCTATCCCGCCGACTTCCTTGCTGATGTACGCTGCCGTGACCATGATTTCCGCCGACGTCAGCGCGGCCAGGGACACGGGGTCGGGGCACCCGGACAGGGTGACCGCGGCGTCGCCGTTCACGACGGTTGTGCCGGTGATCACTCCCCACGGTCCGGGCGCCTTGTCGGACCCGGGTCGGGTGAATCGTGCTTTGGGCATTGCCATTGGTAGTTCCTCCCGTTTGTTGGTGGTGGCATGGTCGGGGTTCCGACCCCGGGTGGCACGTTCCACGTGGAACATGCCATCGGGGGTCGGCGCGGCTTGCCAGACCGCGGGTCCAGGGTGGACCGATGACGCCACGCGTCATCCCGTCAGGATCGGGGGGGGCCGATTGTGTTCCCGTCGCCGGGGAGCCCCGCTGCCGTCGGTCCCGCTCCCCTTGCTCCGGTCCTGATGTTGTGCCCCGCTTGTCTCGCCGCGGTCGGTGCCGGTTGTGTGGGGGTCGGGGGTTCCTTCCCGATCCTCGCTATTCCAGGGTCCTGCCTTCCCCCCGCCGCCTACCCGGCCCGTTCTCCGGTTCACTCCCCCCCCGCCGTTCCCGGTCCCGGGAGCACTCTGGCTCCGGGGGTCGGGGGTCGGGGGGTCGTCGGTAGGCGACAGGGACCCGGGGGGGTCCCGCCCGTTCCGCTCCGCTGGTCCTCGGTGGCTGGACCCCGGGGGGTCGGTCCGGTCCCGGTCCTGCCCGGAGGCTAGGGGGGGTCGTCGGTCCGTCCGTCCCGGTGGCAGTACCCGGTGAGGGGGGGAGCGTTCTGGCTTGTCAAGGTGCTGGTGTCGGGCTCCGCCGTCCCTCCCGACCGACACCAGCATGACACGCCGAGGCTACATATGCAACAGGGTAAAACGGACATACCTAGACACACCCCCCCAAAATGCCCAAAGAAATATCCGTTTACACCAAATGTCCGATTCCGACCCA